GGGAAAACCGTTTTTCACTCACCTTACACGAATTTGGCCATTGTTATTGGTTTTTGTTATTTATTTTATATATTTGCAACAGATAACAAGTATTAAAAAAGTAAAAAATCTAATAAATACGAGGGGTTTAAAAACCTTATAACAAAACAATAACAAACAATATGGCTGAGTTAAGTAAGGATGAATTCGCGGCAATGTGTCGAACTACACTCGGGGTAATTAACACAAATGTTCATAGAAATAAGTTAGTTTACGACATTGAGACCAAGAAAATTGATACAGATGATCCAATAAACAAAGCATTTTTCAAGAAGTATCAAAAATTACACGAGGAAAAAACAAAAAAGGAACGCATTTCAAAAAGCATTGAAGACGCTTACGACCAAGTGGTAGAAAAAGTTACTACCAATATAACTAAAAAAATAAAGAGTGATGAAGTTACTGAAAAGAAAACAAAGTCACGAGAAAAATCACAAGCGGTTGTTGATTGGGCTGAACGTAAATTGCAGGCTGACACGTTACTTCAAGAAGCTCGTGCGGAAAAAGAAAAATTAAACTTAGAAAAGTTGGCGGGAAAGTTAATACCTGTTGATTTAGTCTTTAATATTTTAAACATACATAACCATGATATATTTGCTACTTTCCAAAATGACGCTGAAAACCTTGCGTCTGTTTATTGTGATATTCTTGCTGGTGGAGATAGAAAGAAATTATCCGAAATAACAACTAAGCTCAGTGAAAAATTAGATGATTCGGTAAGGCGTGCAAAAGAAGTATCGATGTCAAGTATTGAAAACGCAATTGATGAATATCGTGAAGTTAGAAGTCGAGGTGAAAAAAAATAAATTATGAACATAAAAAGATTATGGCTTGAGAAATTACAAAGTTTTCACGACAAGCTATACCAATATAGAACAGTAAAAGAAATACCATCAGAGTGGGTTGAAAAAAACATTATTTTAACAAACGAGGTATCGAGGTTTAGTGGTAGATTTAGTTATGAGCTTTCACCTTATGCAAGGGAAATTATTGATTGTTTGCACCCATCAAGTCCAATACGAATTGCCGCAGTAATGAAAGGAGCTCAGTCAGGTATTACGCAAGGAGTGATCGTTCCTGGTATGGCTTGGATAATCGACCAGCATCCGGATAACTTTTTATTTACTGCATCTGATAAGGATATTGCAAAGAAAACTATCACGCAAAGGTTTGACCCTTTAATGCGTTCGAGCGGATTAAGTCATTTAATTAGACCAAACGTTATTAGAGCACAAGGACAGCGAAGTGGTGATACTGACTTTTCAAAAGAGTTTGCGGGTGGTAATGCTATTATTGAGGGAACTAATAATGCAGGTAAGTTTCGTTTTTTTAGTGTTAAGACTGTTTTTATGGATGACTTTGATAACGCTCCAAAGGCTGATAAAACAGAGGGATCAATTCGTAAATTAGTTGAGGGACGTCAAACGTCATACGGTAATTTAGCCAAGACTTTTTATGTAAGCACACCAACAATCACACAGACATCAAACGTTTATGAAATGTACCTACAAGGTGACCAAAGAAAATGGCATTGGCCTTGTCCGGGTTGTGGTGTTTACGTCCCGAGTGATTGGCAAATTAAACTTGAAGATGGTGGGTACGCCGGTATTGTTTGGGAGCTTGATGAACATAGTAGATTGATTGAAGAAAGTGTTCACTTTAAGTGTCCGGAATGTGGTCATAAAATCAGCAACCAAGAGAAGCACGATTTAAACGTTTTAGGAAAATGGATACCAACTGCTGAGCCTGAAGATAGATTTATTAGAAGTTACTACATGAACTCATTAATTATTCCGCCTGGGTTTATTGATTGGGTTAGTTTAGTTAAGGAGTGGTTAAAGGCTTGTCCTCCAAAGGGTAGAGTTAATGTTGATTTATTAAAGGTTTTTAATAACGTGCGTTTAGGTTTACCTTTTGAAGAGCAAGGTGAAGTTCCTAAAATTATGCAGTTGATGGAAAATGTTCGTGATTATAAACTTGGAATTATTCCTGATGTAACTTGTGAAAGAGATGGAAATGGCGAAATTGCATTGATTACGCTTGCGGCGGATTTAGGTGGGGTTATGCAAGACGGAAATGAAGATGTTCGTATAGATTGGGAAATTGTAGCTCACGCAAGTTCAGGAGCAACTTATTCAATTAACCATGGCAGTTGTGGTACTTTTAAAAGAGGTAGAACAAAAAGTCAGGCTGATTTAGATAGTGATTTTGATAGAAAGAAATTCACATATATGCACGGTATGAAAAATACTGTTTGGCCTTTGCTTGAAGAAATTATAAAAGGCGACCTTACAAGCGAAAGCGGAGCGACGTATAATATAAAGTTAAGTTTAATTGATACGGGTCATTTTACAAAGCAGGCATATCAATTTGTAAAGGATTGTCACAGTCCATCAAATTGGGTTTTCGGAGTAAAAGGTGTTACTGAACAAAATTACAGAAGAAATACAAAAGACGTTGCCGCTGTAAAAAAATCACCAAACATTCCAAACTTATATCTTTTGGATGTTGAGCAGTTAAAAGATCAACTATCTGAGAACATGAAATTAAGAGCTTCTGATGACGGAACTCAAGAAACCGGATTTATGAATTTCCCACAACCTGAAGGAGGTAAATATTCTTTAAAAAGTTTTTTTAAACATTACGAAAGTGAAACGAGAAAAGAAAAAATTGAAAACGGAGAGTCAGTAGGTTTTAAATGGGAAAAGAAAAATTCAAGTGTTGAAAATCACTTTTGGGATGTTCGAGTTTATAATGATGCGGCAAGAAGTGTTTTTATAGACTTAATCAAACGCACTAATCCAACCAAATTAAAAGATTTGAATTGGGCTTCTTTTGTTGAAATTTTAATGGGGCAAAAATAATTCTTTGTTTTATTATTTTTATTTGTATTTTTGTGACTATGGAATGCACTATTAAAGAATATATACAAAGTAAATCAAGCCTTGACAGCAAAATAGCCGCTATCGAATCATTGATAGATGCTATGATTTTAAATTCTATTGAAGCGGTTGATAATAGTGGAACGGCTTCTTACAGTATGGATGACGGTCAAATGAAAGTCACTACAATGTATAGAAGTATAAAAGAAATCACGCAAGGAGTTAAAAGCCTTGAGCAGATGAAACAAATGTATGTAAATAGAAGAAATGGTCATATTACAGTGTTAAGAGGCCGTCTAAAATATTAGTTATGAATTGGAAATTTTGGAAAAAAGATATTGATAATGTAATAACTGAAACCGAAGAAGTTTTAGAGCAACCAGCACCGTCTTCAATTTTATTTATTGGTAATGGTAGGGTTGGTTACAATCCAATTCTTGACGATGTTTTTGATGGAGAAAAAACACCAGGTGAACTTGGTAGCGTTTACGATACAGTTCCTGACCACTTAAGATTAAGACTTCGTGCCTATGACATGAATCTTAAAACTGATATAGTAAAAATCATCACGGGTAAATTTTTTAAATGGGTAATTGGAAGTGGTTTAAAACTTCAATCAGAACCAAATGAAGTTGTTTTAGAGATGAGTGGAATAGATCCAGATACAACCAACTTTAAAAAGCAGGCTGAAGCACTTTTTGGACTCTATGCTGATTCAAAATATAGCGACTATAATAGAATAGATTGGCTTCACGAAAAAGCGTCAGAGGCTTTTAAAACAGCTTTTTTAGGTGGTGATGTTTTATGCGTTATTAGATTTGACAATTATGGTCCAAACATACAAGTTATTGACGGACAACAGGTATCAAATCCTTTAAACGAAACAGGTAAAGAAGAAGGAAATATTATTAAGCATGGTATTGAATTAAATAAAAAAGGTGAGCACGTCGCTTTTTGGGTTTCAAGTTATAAAGATGACGGAAGTATTGATCATAAAAGAATCAAGGCATTAAGTTCGACAGGTATTTTAATGGCTTGGATGATTTATGGAAATAAAGAGAGAATTGATCACCACAGAGGTATTCCTGTAATATCTTCAATTCTTGAAAAAATTGCAAAGTTAGATAGATTTGTAGAAGCTTCTGTAACAAAAGCAGAGCAGACGGCAAATGTGGTCTACGCTTTTAAACACAATGATGAAAGCACAGGTGAAAATATATTAACTCAACAATTAAGTTCAAAGAAAACTACCGACGAAACTGAAGAAACTACATTTGAGAAAAACGGCAGAACTGCCGCTATGTTAAGACAAACTACATCAGGAACAGTTATGAACCTAACACCTGGAAGTGATTTAATATCTCTTTCGAACAGCGGAGAAACTTCGTTTAATGAGTTTTTTAGAGCTGTCTTTGTTTGTCTTTGTGCTTCAGTCGACATACCTGAAGAAGTTGCATTACAGAAATATGAGCAAAACTATTCAAGCTCAAGAGCGGCGATTAATGGTTGGGAGCATATTGTTGAAATCTACCGACAAAAATTTGCTAAGAAATTTTACGAACCTTTTTACAGATCTTGGTTAGAGTATCAAGTTTTAAAAGGTAAAATTAAAGCACCTGGATTTCTTGAAGCTCAAGCAAATAATGATTTTATGGCATTAGAGGCGTATTTTAACGCAAGATTTACAGGTAAGAAAATGCCACATATTGACCCATTAAAAGAAGCTAAAGCGATTAGAACAATGCTTGGTGAAAATACGACGGCTTTAATTAGTTTCGAACAGGCTACTGAGGCAATGGGTAGTGGTGATTGGAATTCAAACTACAAAAAACATCTTGAAGAAAAAAAGATAGTTCCTGTAATAAAAGAAGAAAAACCAAATAATATATAAAAGATATGCCAAAAACAGATTATTCATACGAAGGTAATTTCAATAAGGCCGCATTGGGTCAAAATGGAGTTAAACATTTAAAATCAGGAGAAGAATCACCTACAGATGTGGTTTACATTGGTATCTGTGCTTTAAAAGATTCGGTTTTCTCATCGGACCTAAGTAATAATGAAGGTGATGAAATTAGTGATACATCGGTAACCGCTCTCGAATTGAAAACCGGATTAACTATTTTAGGTAATTTTTCAAATATTGATTTAACCTCAGGTGAACTTTGGTTGTATAAAGGATAATTATGCTAAGTATAGGATTAAACATAGCAAGAAATAATTATGTAGGTAGTGGTTCAGTTCCTTCTGTACCATCTAATATTTCCGTTCCGGTAACTTACGGAAGTTATCTTGTTGGTGATAGTGGTATAGTTGTAACTGATGGAGTTTGGAATAATGCTGATACAATTTCCTACCAATGGAAAAGAAACGAAAGTAATATTTCAGGGGCTACTACAAATACCTACACGCCTTTATTGACAGATGAAAATTTACCAATAACCTGCGTAGTTACAGCCACAAATATGGTAGGTTCTGCAAGTTATGAAACCCCTCCATTTACTTTAAAGGCAGGATTATTATTTAATACAAATGGAAATGTTTTAACTTTTGCGGCTAATCAGGTAACAGGTAATGATTGGACGGTTAAGGCTAGATTCGATAGAAAGAGCAGTACTGCTGACTGTTTTCTATTAAATTTATCAGGAGCTACCGGATTAAGATTCGAAGGGCCTAACTTTATTTTACTTTCAGGAGGCGTCACTTATTCTTCTAACATTACAAGCGGTGCTGTCGATGATGTTAGAAATTTTTTTAATGGAAACAATACCTGGGAATTTATAAAAATAGGTACGACCTTAACTTGCAAAGTAAATGGTCAATTATTAAAATCAATTACGGTTGGAGTAACATCAACCTTAAGTTATAGAAGAATTGGTAGATGGACAACTAACAATGGTTATGATTTTAGAGGTGTTTTGGATTATGTTGAAATAGATGGTGTAATGTATAATTCATCAAACAATTGGGGTGGATTAACTCAGACAAGTGTTACCAAGACTCAGATTTATTATGGTGAAATGGAGGACTCTGTTTTTGTAGGGGGTCAATCAAATGCTGTGGCAAGAAATGATGAGGCTGACAATGCTTATTTAGGAATAACGTTTCCAATCGCAAAATCAAAATATTGGAATAATGGTCCTGGCGCTTTAGGTACGGGTGGAACAGGAACTAACACATTTGATCAAACAATTTTTGGTATCAATCAAGCTACTGATTATGGTGGAAATTGGGGTGTTGAGTTTAGAAACGCTTATAATTTATCACAACAAAATAGACAAAATTACCTATTTAAGTACGCGATTGGTGGAACTTCAATGGCTACGACTTGGATAACAGGAAGTTACACTATTGCTAAAATTATGGCAAAAAGTGGTAGAGCTTTTAAAAACTTTTTATGGATTCAAGGCGAAACAGATGCGACAAATTTGGCATGGGCCAATGCTTACCAGGTTAATTTAATTGAATTCATTCGTAGAGTGCGTATGTATAGCACCTACGGAGATGATACAAAGTTCATTATTTTTAGATTACCAAATATTACTCGTCCTGAATATTTATATGTAAGCACTATTCAGGCGGCTCAAGATTATGTCGCGGCCAATATTCCAAATGTAGAAATTATAACTGCTCCGATAGATTGGAATGCTCCAGATGGTGAACATTATGACGCACCAACAATTGATGCAATTGCAGTTAAAATGTATAACGAATTACAATTAAGAAATCTTTAATAACCACTTAAAAAGTAAAAATCAATCGGCTTCTTTGAATCGTGTCGCTTGTGTAAATTAATAATTTTTAAACCAAATCAAAATGAATCAACCTACAGCTAATGAAATTCTTTGCAAGTATGCTAATGAAATCAAGAACACAATCTACATCACTTTTGCTTTTTTAAATATTGATTTAGATATAGTAAAAATTTTAATGGTATTAATGTTATTTGATACCGCTTTTGGGGTTATAAGATCATTAGTTTTAGGTGATAAATTTAGCTTTAAAATGTTGTTCTTTGGATTAAGTACTAAAATGTTGATTCTTTTAATTCCAATGACTTTAGCTTTAGTTGGTAAGGGTTTGAAATATGATTTTACTCCGATGGTTAATGTAGTTATGAAGGTTTTGGTTGTTGCTGAAGGAATATCAATATTCACATCAATGTATTCGATAAAAACAAAATCAAAAGTAGAAAACGTAGACTTTATATCAATGCTACTTAACTCTATTCGTAAAGGATTAACAAAACTTTTGAAAATGTGGTTAGGTGAGATAGAAAACCCTGATAAGTTAAACAATAATAAAGACGAATAATATGACACCAGAACAATTTGTGGCAATATACTTGCCTGAAGCAAAAAAAGTCGAGCAGAAGACAGGATTTCACTATCTAATCCCATTAACTCAAGGAGCTTTAGAAAGCGGATGGGGTAAAAAGGCTGTTGGTAATAATTTTTTTGGAATTAAGGATACTGATGGAGTAAATGGTAATGAACAATTAATTACCACTACTGAATTTTTAAAAAGCGACAAAGTAAAATTTCCTGTAATTTTGAAAATTGTAAAAATTGGAAATAAATTCAAATATACAGTTAAAGATTGGTTTAGAAAATACCCTTCTGCTCAAATCGCTTTTGAAGATCACATAAATTTCTTTTTGAAAAATAAAAGATATTCAGAAGCAATTAAGCACAAACAAAATCCTGAAAAGTTTTTTGAAGAAATTGCGAAGGCCGGTTACGCTACGGCACCTAATTACGCAAAAGAATTAAAAGCGGTTATGAACTCTGTAATTAAAAGATTACCTAAAAAATAAAATTATGAAAAAAATACTCATTTTAATTTGCTTGAGCATATTGATTTTTTCATGTGCGGCAAAAAAAGAAACAACTGATAAAGAAACGGTTTACATCACAAAAACTGATACAGTAAAATTTGAAAAAATCGTTACCAAGACAGAAATAGTTACCGATACGGTAAGAGTAAAAGTGCCTTGTGATGAAAAAGGAAATATCAAGGACTTTAGTAGAAAAATAAAAACATCAAATGGCCATGCTTTAGTATATTCAAAAAATGGCGAAATATTTGCTGAGCTGTATCTTGGGTCAACAGAAAATTCAACAGAAGCAAAGGAAAAAATAAAAACTGAGTATATTTATAAAGACAAATTTAAAACCATTTATAAAACACTTTACACTGAGCGTTGGTGGTTGTGGGCTTGGTTTATTGGAAGTTTGATTTATATTTTGTGGAAAATTTATTTATTTTTTCAACCAAAATTCAATTTTTTAAGAAAAAATACATAAAAAGTTAAATCATTAAAAAAAAAACTTATATTTGTAACATGATAAATTTCAGTCTTGCAAAGGAAATATATGGCGTGACGCCTTGGATGATGGACACTCATAGTGTTCCTGTAATGACATCTATTTTAAGAGACATTAAAAACGGAGTTAGATTTGATTCTGAAGTATGTAAATTGAACTCAACCTGTGTTTATGATTTTAAAAATGATGTAAAAATCATAGAAAAAGAATATCAGTTAAACACGAGAGAAGATTTTGAAGGAATTGGATTAATAAACCTAAACGGTCCAATTACTAAAAGTGGTGGACAGTCAACCGTTGGAATGGAAGAATTGTCTGCTAAAATGCAAAGAATGTCGGCTGACAATAGAATAAAAGGATTTATTATTTTAACAGATAGTGGTGGAGGATCAAGTTCAGCAGTTGAAATGATGATAGATACTATAAATGAGGTTAAAAAATCAAAACCCGTTTATTCTTTAGTAACTAAAGGAGGTATGGCAGCCTCAGCCGCTTATGGAATTATTTCTGCTTCAACAAAAATTTATTCAGAATCAGAAATGAATATTGTTGGTTCGATTGGAACAATGATTCAATTTGAAGGAAAGGAAGCTAATAGTCAAGACAGAGATGGGGTAAAATACATACGTCTTTACGCTACTAAATCAACAAAAAAGAACGAAGGTTTTGAACAAGCATTAAATGACGATAATTACAAAGTTATTATTAATGAAATGCTTGACCCAATTAATGAGAATTTTATTAATAAAATTGCTGAAAATAGACCAAGTATAAAAGCAACTACTTTTGATGATGGTAAAACTTATTTTTCAAAAGATGTGGTAGGAACTTTTGTTGATGGGATTGCAAGTTTTTCAGAGGTTGTTCAAATGCTTACTAAATCAAAAGAATTTGGACCAAAAAAGAATGAATTTAATACTAATATAAACAACAAAAAGATGACAAAAGCAGAATTCAAGACTGCCCATCCGGACGCTTACAACGAAATTGTCGCAGAAGGAATCGCTCAGGAACAAGATAGAGCCGGAGCGTGGATGGCACACGTAAACACCGATTCAAAAGCGGTGGCTGAAGGGATTAAAAGTGGGTTACCGCTTTCACAATCACAGAGAGAAGAGTTTTTCGTTAAACAAAATTCAAAATTAAAAATTGAATCTATGAAAACCGATTCGGCTGAAGATGTTGTGGTTGATGAATCAATCACTGATCCGGATAAGATTGCTAACAAAGAAAAAGAGGCTGAAATAAAAGCGGCTTTCGGATTCGATTTAAAATAAGAAGACATGAGTATAGAATCAACTCAAAGAAATGCGACGAGAAATCAATCGACCGCAGACTTCCAAAGAAAAAATATTTTTACTTTTGGAAACAGATATTCTGAAGCTGTTTTTTTAAACAATTCAGGAGCTAATTTAACCGTTGAAGCCGGTATTTTAGTTATGAGAAACACAGCCGCAGTTTCAAACAAAACAGTTTTAGTTCCTGTCACGGCAGATACACTTGCTAAAACTGTCGGTATTTTAAATGTTGACGGTTCAGTTGAAATGATCAATGCTGAAGAAATCAATTGTAATTTATGTATCAGTGGTGATATTGACGCTTCGTTATTATCATTACCAGCAACAGTTACTCTTAACACAGTTGTTGGTGACAAACTTTTAAAAGATGTATTAACCGATTTAGGTTTCGTTTTAAATAACGTGACTGAAAATTCAAATTTCGATAATTAATATGGCAATTCCAATTCAAGAACATAGTGCCTTAATCGCCAAAAAAGTTGTTGGCGTATTCGTTGAAGATATTCCTGTAAGATCAGGTTTTTCAGCATGGTTTCCAACAGAAACATCACCAACACTTCATGTTGATGTTGAGGTTGAAAGAGATTCAGATTTAATCGCTGTAGATGTACAAAGATTTACTGAAGGAAAAAAGAACAAGTTCTCAAGAGCAACAGAGCACACCTACGTCCCTCCTTTTTATAAAGAGGACTATGACTTTGCTCGTGACGAAGTTTACATGAATACGGTCGCCCTTGGTGCTACCAATTTATCAGGCGCCAATCAAGCAATTGCTCAAAACGCCTTGAAAAATGTTCGTAAAAATCGTAAAAAAATCGAACGAGCTATCAGAAAACAGCAAGCGGATGTTCTTCAGTCTGGTATTGTAACGTTGAAAAACGGAGATAGTATCGACTATAGAAGAAAAGCGGAGTCAATAGTTGACTTAGATGTTGATAGTGATTATTGGAGTGTGAGTGGAGCAAATCCTCTTGAAGATTTATCAAAAGCGATGAGATTCTTGAGAGATGTTGGAAACTCCAATGCCGCTACAATCAATGTCGTAATGAGCACAGACGCCTTAAACGCATTTATGGCAAATGCCATTGTAAGAGAAGAGGCTGATATTAGAAGAATTGACAGAATCAACTTAGGTATGCCTGAATTTACTGAAGCGACAGGAATGGCGTTTCATGGGCAAGTTGCCGCAGGTGATTTTATGGTAAATTTATGGACTTACAATGAAAGTTATACTGATGCAGAAGGCAACAGAATCAACTACCTTTCAAGAGAGAACGTGATTGTTTTACCAAGTGATTTTGCAGGTAAAACAGTCTTTGGAGGACTTCCTTATATGCGTCAGGCAAATGTTGGCGGAGCAACTGTTAAGGTTCCGGGTGTTATGGAGGCTGACTTTTTATTAAGAGCTTATGATGACGAAAGAACTATTTCAAGTACTCTTGAATTAACATCAGCTCCATTAGTTGTACCTTTCACTATTGATAAGGTTTACACAATGAAAGTTTTAGCTGAAGTCTAAAAAAGTTTAATCAAAACAAAGGACTTGAAATATAGTCCTTTGTTAAAAAACCAAGCAAAATGGCAAAGTATAAAATCAAAGTTATTCAACACCTTTTAAAAGGAAATAAAACTGCAAAAAGCGGTGAAATTGTTGATGGTTCTCAATTTATTAATTTACAAGCGTCTTTAGACGGTAATTATATTGAGGAGTTTGAAGAGAAAAAAGACAAACAGGTTGACACTGATAATGGATTAACACCTTTAGCGGTTGAGCTTAAAAAGGTAAAAAAACTTAGCAAAGATGAATTGATTGCTTATGCAAAAGATCATGAAATTGATGTTGATACTGAATTAAGTAAAAAAGACCTTTTGATTGATGTTGTTGCAGAACTTGAAGAAAAATTTTCTAAAGCAAGTGAGTAATGGCAGGAAATCTTCTAAATAAAGCGAGAAGAGATTCTAAAAAATATATTACCAAAGGTGGTTTTCAAGAGAATATTGTCTTGGAAACCATCAATGGTTTAGTTACTATTGAAACTCAAGGATTTGTCTCTAAACATTGGATAAATTACGATACCGATGGCTCGTCTGTTAATTCTAAAAATGCCCATATTTGTATAGATGAAGATGATTTAATCTTGCAAAACTACCCGGTTAGAAACAGCGACAATGAAGTTAGCTTAATGAATCATAGAGTAACAACAAAAGACAGTTCAGGAGTTGATAAAAAATACCTAATCAAAGAATGGTTTCCTGATGAAACTTTAGGATTAATCGTTTGCATTTTAAGTGATTATGAGTCTAATTAACCAAATAATACCACAACAAGGTTTTGAAGTTGTACGAGATGTGATCGGAGCAATTTTAAAAATAGAGCTTGAAAAACAAAAAGAACTTCAATTATTGAACGATGATATAAATGTCTTTATAGGTAGAAATACCCCTTTTCAACAATCAGAAAAGTTGATGTTTAATGTTCTTTTGGACAGTGCTGACTATACAGGTAGTAATCAAAAATCAGTATCTGAAAAAACTGTTTTCTTTGTTGATATTTATACTTCAGCAAAAGAAACTGAAAGCAATGATGGAGGATATTTATCATCAAGCAAAAGAGATAAATACCTTGGAATGATTAGATATATTTTACAAGACCACCATTATCAAACACTTGGATTACCACCAGGTTCAATAATGGGAACTCAAGTTGATGGGTTTGAAAATTTCGAATCAAGCAACAACCAAGACGCCGCTTTTGTAAAAATGAGTAGATTAACTTTTTCAGTAAGAATAGTTGAAGATCAATCTTTATGGGAAGGTATTGAAATAAATAGTATATTTACAGACGTAAAACTTGATTTGACAGAATTAGGTTATCAATATGAATTCATTAATTAATAAAAAAAGAAAAGTATGACAGCAATTTCATCAGCCATTGGTTCTGAGCGTAGATCTAGAGTTTCTGGGTTTAAAATCAAAAAAGGCAATTTCGACAACGCTACTCAAAACTTGCCACAATTGATTGCAGTTTTCGGAGAAGCGAATTCGGCAAATCAAGCAGGTTTGAGCGTTACGAAAAGAGAAATCACTTCGGCTCAAGAAGCCGCTGAATTGTATGGTTGGGGTTCTCCAATCCATCAACAAATGAGAATTTTAAGACCAATTTCAGGCGAAGGGGTTGGAGGAATTCCTACAATTGTATTTCCTCAAATCTCATCTGAAACCGCTAAAGCGACCGAGATAATTTACGCAATCACAGGCACAGCAACTCAAAACGCTACTCATTATGTCGTGATTAACGGAAGAAGAAGTCTTGACTTTCAAAACTATTCATTTGACGTTGTTATTGGCGACACGCCGTCTATTATTAAGCAAAAAATCATAGACGCTATAAGCGGAGTATTATCAAGCCCGGCAACGGCTTTCTTAGACGCTGAAAATGACGATTTGACTATTTCAACAAAATGGAAAGGTAATTCAAGTAACGGTTTGAGCGTTTCTTTTGATAATCAAGGAAAAGATGCCGGAATAACTTATGTCCAAACGACTGTCACAACAGGAACAGGAACTGTTGATTTAGATGATTCGTTAGATCAATTTGGAAACGATTGGTACACAATTGTCTTAAATCCTTATGGAGCTGACGAAACAATTTTATCTTCATTAGAACAATTTAACGGTTTTCCTGATAGCGAAAATCCGACAGGAAGATTTGTTGGAAGAGTTTTTAAACCATTTGTATCCTTGTTTGGTAGTACTTTATCTGATAAAGATGATTTAACTGCAATAACTAATGATTCAGCAAGAATCAATCAAGTCACAAATGTTTTATGTCCCGCTCCAAATTCGGCTGGCTTTGATTGTGAAGCAAGTGCCAACGCTTGTTTATTGTTTGCAAGAACGGCACAAGATACACCTGAGCTTGATGTAAATGCTAAATCTTATCCAGATATGCCTATTCCTGAAACTTTGCAAATCGGTGATATGGCTAACTACGATAACAGAGATTTCTTGATTAAAAAAGGTTGTTCTACTGTTATTTTAGAGAATGGAAAATATCAGATACAAGACTTTGTAACTACATATCATCCGGCAGGCGAAACTCCTTTGCAATATGCTTATCCAAGAAACTTGATGATTGATTGGAATGTGAAAGATGGTTACATGATTTTAGAATCGAAAAATGTGAGAGATCACGTTCTTGTTTTAGACAGCCAAGTGACTGATGTTGCAAAAAGTGTAAAACCAAAACAATGGGCCGCAGTACTTTATGATTATTTTGATGACTTGGCTGTTAGAGCTTTGTTAAAAGATCCTGATTTTTCTAAACAAAGTTTAAAAGTTGAAGTTGATGAAAATAATCCTGATAGATTTAATACTTTTTTCAGATACAGAAGAACAGGAGTGGCAAGAATTCAGTCAACAGACGCTGAGGCTGGCTTTTAATTATTAACTTTACAAAAAAAATAAAGAATTATGCCAAAATACACCGGTGGTGATTTAACAGAGATTACCTGTAATCACCCAACTTTAGGAAATTTCAAGTTTGCAACTAAGTCAAACGAGAGTTATACATTGGACCCGGGCGGAAATCGCTCAAATGACGACGCTAACGGTATCACAGGCGACGGAGTATTTATTGATCAAGTAAACAGAGTTAGATGGTCTTTTGAAGGACCTTTGATGGCTGATTTTACGTCAGGAAATGAATTAGATAATTTACCAAAATTGGCCGAGAGTAGCGAATTAGGAACGTGGACTTTTGCTCATATTTCTGGAGTTGTTTGGAGAGGTAGAGGTAAATTTGTTGGTGACATTCAAATTGACACCAATACAGCACAATTGACAGCAAAATTGTCAGGTGGTGGAAAAATAGAGAAATTATAGTTTAACCGGAGGAGCCTAAAAACTCCTCCATAATTTTATTTAAAAATGAGCAGTTTTAAAAAAGTACCAAAAGAAGTAGCTTTTACAGAATTCGTTGAATTTCTAAAAAAGCACAAAGAAAAAGAATTTAGAAGAGGAAAAATGACAGACAATGTGATTGAAGAAGAGTACATTGATGTCTTGGAAGCAATCGAGGATGGTTTGTTAGTTTTTGATGAAAAAAATAAACCGGTTTACTCTTTAAGATTTCCTCTTTACGAAAGTGCTGAAGACAAATCTTTAGTAATTAAAGAAGTTAGTTTTAGAAGTCGAATAAAAGAATCGGACAAAAATATGCTGATGGATGGATTAGATATCAAGAAACAACTTGGAACATATACATTGAAATATATTTCTTTTATGACTCAATTAAGTATGTTTGAGGTAAAGGAATTAGAGAAAGATGATTTTGATGTGCTTAACCAAATCTGCTCGGTTTTTTAAGCCGGTGGTCACTTGATGCTCATGACAATGAAATAAAAAGCATTGTTAATGAGTATCATTGGTCACCACAAATTATTGACGAACTTTATTGTGATGATATTGATTATAAAGGCATTCTTTTTTGGTATAATAACTTGAAAGAATTGCACGAACGAATTCCAAAATAAAAACAATGGCCGCAAGTATAAGAATACCAACTACATTTACAGCAATAGACAAATTTTCAACGGTTGTGTCAAAAATGACAAAAGGAGTTAAAACCTTTGGGGCTGAAGGTGTTTCTGCGATTAAGAGATTTGATCATGGAGTGACTTCTTCTTTTAATAAATTGTCAACATTAAGTCAAATGGCTATTGGTTTGGGTGCTGGTGCTATCTTTGGTCTTGCAATTCAAAACAATATTGCCTATGAAGATAGTTTAGCATCAGTCGCCGCAGTAACAGGAGCTACGGGCAAAGATTTAGCTTTTCTAGAAACTCAAGCAATGAAAACGGCAAAAGCTCAAACAATGCTCGGGGCAGATGTCTTTAAAGCCTACGAATTAATTGCAAGTGCTAAACCCGAACTTTTAACCAATACCAAATTACTTGACGAAGTAACCAATGCCGCTGTAACATTAGCAAAGGCAGGCAGAATGGAATTAGCACCTGCGGCCGACTCATTAACTACTTCGTTGAATCAATTTGGACTTGGTGGTGAGCACGCTAAAAGAGTGGTTGACCAATTAGCGGCCGGAACTATTTATGGAGCTTCAAGCATTACACAGACATCAGATGCTTTAGCGAAATTCGGTACAATTGCCGCGGCAACAGGTACAAAGGTTGATGAATCAATTGCTTTAATTCAGTTAGTTTCTCCGTTTGAAAAAGGTGCTGAAGCGGGTACAAAATTAAGAAACATCTTAGGTAAGATTGCAAGTGCTAAAATCTTGCCTAAAGATGCTTTAGCTCAGTTGCAAAAATACGGAGTTAATACTGATATCTTAACAGATAAAACACTTCCTCTTTCAACTCGTTTAAAAGAGATGTCAAAAATTGGAAAAGACACTACCGCAGTTATGCAAGTTTTTGGAACTGAAAATGCCGCATTAGCTCAGGCAGTTTTTAACAATGTAGGCGGGTTTGATGATATGTTAAAAAATGTAAATCAAAACGGAAAAGCAATGGAGATGGCTAAAGCAAATACCAATACTTTTAAATTTGCTTTAGATGGAATTAAGACATCTTTTTTAAATACCACCACCGCGACTCAAAGTGGAAATTCAACATTAGAAATTTTTAAATCAATACTTTTTTCTGTTGGAGATAATATGGATACAGTTGTTGCAATTGCTCTTTCTTTGGTTGGAGCTTTTGTGTTAATGAAAGCAATAGTTATCGCAACGACAGTTATTACCGGAGCCTACAACATTGTTTTAGGCATTAATACTGCTATTACTCAAAATAATAAAAGAGCCCTTATAGGTAACGTGGTAGCGACCAACGCCTATAAAGTTGCTATGGCGATGTCTACAGGTATTACTTGGTTAGCAACTGCGGCCACAACTGCTTTTGGAATTGCTTTAAATTTAGGTCTATGGCCTATTTTGGCTATCATTGCGGCGATTGTAGCGGTTGTTTTGGTCATTAAAAATTGGGGAGCAATAACTGATTGGTTTGGTGCTAAATGGGAAGAATTTACAACCTGGATTTCAGAGCTTTGGAGTAAAGTTGTTGCATTTTTTACTGATTTTGATTTTAAAGCTCTTTTTATGGGTATTGGACAAGCTATCATAGATTATATGCTTTTTCCTTTAAAATCTGTCTTAAAATTAGTTGCTATGATACCTGGAGATGTAGGAAAAGCGGCTCAGGCCGGCCTTGATAAGTTAAACGAAATGAGTGAAATAGGTGTAAAAAGCGAAAAAACAGTTTTACCAAGCACAAATCAAGCAAGTAATGAATCTGTATCTAAATCAATCACTCAAAATAACTTAGCAATTGATATCAAAGATAAAGGAGGAAATGTTGACGGATTTAAACAAACAAGAGGCGGAGGAGGAATACCTATTAAGGTATCAAACACTGTCGGAGTTAGATAAAAATAAAAAAAATGAATACAAGTACTAAAGATATCCATTTATTTGAAAGCGGAAGCGGAGGTGAATTTCTTTTAATAAATCAAGACCTTGCTTTATCAGAAACGCTGTTTCAAACTGTTTATTTAGCTTTATTTGGCGGAAATGTAGAAGCTTCAACAATAGGAAACGAAACAAACAGTCAAGAGAGGTTTGATTTCTGGGGAAATTCTTTATTTTTTAAAGATCAAAAATCAAAACAATTTAATTCAGAGACTGAAAAAGTGTTAAATTCAGTAACAATTAACTCTTTAGGTAGGTTAAAAATCAAATCAGCAGTTGAGCAAGATTTATTTTTTCTTAAAAATATTGTTGATTTAGAAATAGAAGTATTAATTTTAGGAGTTAATAAAATTAACGTACAGGTGAAAATGACCCAAATAGGTATTCAATCAAGTAGATTGTTTCAATTTATCTGGGATAATGCAAAAAGTGAAATAATTTTTGAAAAAATAATATAATGGCATACATTCCAACAACTCAAGAGCTTTATAACAACATTTCAAACGACTTAAAAAACAAACTTAATTTATCTAATGACGAATTAAAAAAGGTTTTAGATGCTGTGGCTATGGTTTTAGCTGGCCAATTAAAACTATTTTACCTTTCATTAAGTGATATTCAAAATAATGTTTTTCCAGATACGGCTGATTCAACAGAAAATGGTGGTACTTTAGATAGACACGGTATGATTCAGTTGAACAGACTTCAAAGACCTGCAACTAATGGGGTATTTCAAGTATCAGTTTCAGCAGTTATTGGAAGTCAATTAAGAAGTGGTTTAACTTTTAAATCAAATGACAACAGTTTAAATCCTGGTAATATATATATATTAGATACATCTGAAACAATTGTATCAAATCCGCAAATAATTGAAATTCGTTCGATACAAGGTGGAACAGAAAATAATTTAGAAATTGGAAATGAATTAACGATAACCGAACCTGTCATTGGAGTCAATCAAATAGTTACAGTTTCAGCAGTTACCGAACAACCTTTAGCCGCAGAAAGTGAGGCTGATTACAGAAAAGCAATTATTGACAGTATTCAATTGGAACCGCAAGGAGGTTCAAAAACAGATTATAGATTATGGTCTTTAGATGCTCAGGGTGTTAGAAGTGTTTACCCCTTTATTAAAGACGGCGAAGCAGGTACAATTCAAATCTTTGTTGAAGCAACTGTTGAAGATAGTGATGATGGTTATGGTACGCCAGGAACTTCAATTTTAGAAAATGTCAACGATGTTATTAATTTTGATCCAGATATTACAAAACCGCTTTATGAAAGAGGTAGGAAACCAATTCAAGCAAACTTAGAAGTTCTTCCAATTTCATTAAATCCGGTTGATGTAGAAATAGTTTCTTTGACTGAAAATAATTTAGATATTCAAAATGCGATCCGTGAAAATATTGTAAATTATTTAAAAGATATTAGACCATTTGTAGCGGGCGGTGATTTAGCAAGAAATAAAAATGATATTTTATATGCATCAAGAATTCAGTCAACAGTGACCGATATTTTAGATGCTTCAAATTCCTTTAATAACTTAATTGTTTTAGTTGATGGAGTTCAACAAAATAGTTATTTATTTTCAAGAGAAAATATACCATATTTAAGAAACTTAACATTTAGTTCATAATGAGTGAAAAGACAGTGCATAGTAAACAAACATCACACGGATACAGTACACCTCACAGATTTCCGTCTTCATCAATAAGTGAGTTTGATATATTAAAAATATTATCAACACAACTTTATCCAACAGGCAGAGCTTGGTACGGACCGAATGGCGGCGTTTTTGATCTTTTTCATGACGCTATAAATGTTTCTCTTACCAGGTTGCTACTTAATGAAAAAAAGTTCTTAGATGGTCTTTTTCCTGATAACGAAAACTTTACAATTGAAGATGTTAGATTGTGGGAATATCGACTTGGATTGATTTCAAATAATTCTGTTAATATTGATTTAAGAAAACAAGCAATAAAAAGAAAATTAGGTTTTCCAAACAACATTAAAGCAAGGCAACATAATCTTTTCATAGAATCGCAATTGCAGTTGGCAGGATTTAATGTTTGGGTTCATGAAAATACTATTCCATATAAAACGCCTGATGAAATTTTATCTGTATCTTTGTTAGAAATTCAACACGGAGGAATAACTCAACACGGAAATTCAACTTATCATGGCGGAGATTCTTTTGATGTTATTGCTAACAGTATTGAAGAAATTGAATCGTTTGGAGTTGGTGGAGCTAATAATTTATGGTCAACTTTTTTTATTGGTGGAGAGGTTTTAGGTGAAATAGCCAATGTTCCATTATCGAGATTAAAAGAATTTAAAGAATTAGTAATCAAGTTGAAGCCGGCTCATACCGTTGCCTTTACTTTTATAAATTATAATTAAATGAGAAAGAAAAGTTTACTACTAAATATTGATAACTCTGATTTAGTAAATTATCCTGATGGCCGTATAAAAAATAATACCGGCTCAGGTAATGGAACACCTGTAAACGAAGTTGTTTACGGTGATTTACATGAAATGAAAGATAAATTGATGCGTCGTTACGACATTACTCACAATAATTTACCTGATAATGAAACCAATGGATACCAATCAATAGAGGCTTTAATGGCTCTTCCGTCAAAAAATGATTTTGTATTAAATCTTACTTCGTCTTTAGGTAAATTAGTTGTTCCTTTGAAATTAAATAAATTAGAAGACAATGAATCATTTATATTAAAAGCGACAATTGATAAAACTACAGAAACTTTAATTGTTGGCAGTGATTCAATTCCTTTTTCATTAATTTTTATTGGTGATTTTAAAGCAGGTGAATATATTAGAATGGTTTTTACTTCTGCAAATGTTTATTTAATTAGATTAGTTGATGCAGTTAATTTAGATACCGCTGTAAATGAATTACTTTACTTAAAGAAAGCATCTCAAACAGAAGAAGATGCCGGGTTAATAGATACTAAATCAACAACTCCTCTAACTAATCTAACATCTTTTATAAAAAGAGTTATAGGCGTTGATTCTGTTAATTATTTAGCAACTGCCTTAAGAAATGGTTTATATCCAAAAGAGCATTTTGAAATAGTAGCCGGTTTAGGGTCTTCTGACTTAAAAAATATAGGTTGGTTTGGCGGATTAGAAGTTAGCGGAGGAAGTATCGGGGCATTGGTCTCAGGCGGTAACATTTCGTCTGCCACAATAACTAACACCGGAGGAGGTTACACTACTATTAGATGCGTACTTCAAAACCCTATGGACGACACAAATTACGAAGTTTCTTCAAACGTACAAAGTCAAGCTTCAATCACAGCAGATAACACAGTTGGAGTTCCTGTCTATAAGATAATAAGTAATACCACTTTTGATGTTTCAATTCGTGAATTCACGGGCGGAACTCAAAACCTAAAAATTAATATGAGAATTTATCAATTATAAATTATGAGAACGATAGGCAATTTACCAATTCCAAAGAAAGTAGGCTCAGAGTTTCCTTTCAATGCAACTATTCAAAATGAAACAGCAACAGAACAAGGGACTCCGGTTATTGAACAAATTTACGGAGACCTTTTGATGAATTTCTATAAATTAATGAGTTTATGCGGCGTAACACCAAGTGAAACCCAAGACAATAATTTAACACAATTTCAAATCATAGACGCTTTGAAATTATTTTCAAATGAATTAAATGATTTGAATCAATTAATAAAGGTAGATGGGCTTGATTTAGGTGTTTCTTTTGATTTTGACTTACTGCCTGAAGATTATATTTTTATCGGTAAGTTGGCTGAAGATATTTTAGCTTCAAACAACTATACTATAAACGGTTTAGGATCTAATTCTTACAGCATAAATTCAAACGTTGATATAAACGCATTACAGACAGTTTTAATCACTTTAAAAGCATCAGGAAGTACTATTACATTGATTGACGGACTTAACAGCGTAAACGACAATTTAATTAACGTATCTTTTGAAAGACCTTTGAGTTTTAACAACTCAAATAAGATGTATTATTATTTTTCCGGAAAAATAATAACAGATGAACCAAGAGCTTATAATATTCAAAATACTATTCAAGTATATGGATCGAATTTAGATTTATCTGTTGTTGATATTATTGTTCATAAAAATAAATTGATATGTCTTTGTTTTGACAGCTCAGCAACTACTTATAGAATTTTTTGTTTTCAAACAACTAATTTATCAGTGGTTGAATCAGAGGTATTTATACCAAGTTCATCATCAACTAATTATGAACCGTATATGTTTAGCGATGCAAATCACGTATATTTCACAAATTCAAGCTCAACTTTAAACATAAGTTCAGCAGACAATGAAATTGGTAAATTTTTATTCGACGAAACTACTTTTGAATTCATTCCAATTAGTGATTTTGAGTTGCAAGATGATTTTGAAAAAACTACCAATACAGTAATTAGTGGTTCTTCAGATTATTTTTATACTTTTGTTTCAGGAAATCTTTGGAAATATGAGGTTTCAACAGCCACAAGAGAATTTCTTGGAGCTTTTAACACTATTGATGGTCGAATTTTTAAGTTTAACAGTAAGACCTATTATACGAATGGAAGTGTAGCAACGAAATGGAATTTATAATATGCCAACATTTAATGTAAATAATGACTCGGTGATTGCTTTGACGGCTAATTTGGAAAGGTTGAATAGATCGGCTTTTCCAAGTGCGGTCAGAAATACGTTAAACAAAGGAGCGTTTGAAACAAAAAAAGAAATTCCAAAAACTGCTCAAAGAAAATTCGTAACAAGACAAAGTTCTTTTTTTAGAAAGTTTTCAATAGTTGACAAGGCTAATGGTTTTGATGTAAACAAAATGATTTCCACAGTTGGAATTGACGGATCTAAAATTAGTGAAATTGCAGATAATTTAGAGTCTCAAGAATTTGGAGGAATGGTTAGCGGTAAAAAATTAATTCCTCACGACGACGCAAGGGTTTCAAAAAGCCAAAATAAAAGAGTACAAAACCAAAATCATTTAAAAAATAAAAAAATACATGACGCCACAGCGGCTTTTAAGTCACACAAAGGAACAAGAAAAAGCAAGTTTATATCCGCTGTAATGAGCACAGCAAAAAGCGGAGAAAAATACATGATGATTAAAGCGGGTTCAACCGGAATGGTTTACGAAGTAACTGCTATCAGTCAAAATATAAAATCGAAAAAAGTTAATTTTAAAATTAAAAAACTTTATTCAGTAAGAAGTGCAAAAACTCACAATGTAAAATCTTCTGGATTTATGCTTGAATCTGTAAAAATAGTTTCAAAAAACCTTGATAAATATTTTGTTGAAAATGCTGAATTTCAATTTAAAAAACAATTAAATAGAAGATAAAATGGCTTGGAAAGATAGGTTAGATAATATTAAATTTTCAATCACAACAGGTGATGGTAAGATTTATTATCCGTTATGGAAGACAGCGGAAAAATCAAAAGAATTTAATGTTTCAAGTTATGATTTTATAAATGTTGAAGGCACTTTTGTTGATAGAAAGAAATCTCGTGGAAGTAAATTTCCTCTTGTCTTTTATTTTCAAGGTAACGATAATATCGAGCAATGTGATAAATTTGAAGCTTCAGCAAATGACAATAGAATTTGGACAATAGTACACCCATTTTATGGCACAATTAAAGGGCAACCTACAAATTTAAAAAGAAACGATTCAAGCTACAATGTTACTGAAATTTCTGTTGATTTTTGGGAAAGCATTACAGAGGATTATCCTTTTGCAAGAACATCAGTACCTGATTCAGCTCAAGCAATGGCTCAGCAGTTAAACAATACATCTTTGGCTCAAACGGTTGGAAATTCAGCACCTCAGACATCTGATATTTCAACTGTAAAGGATAGCATAATTTTAACAGCGTCAAAGCATAATCCAGATTCAAATTCTTATAACGACTATAATAACAAAGTTAAGACAGCAATTAAAACCGCTGATGATTTAGTTACTGATACAGAAACATCTATAAAAAACGCTCAAGAAGTTGTTAACGCTCCGGCTGAATTTGCTACATCAGTAAAAGAAAAAATTAACTCATATATTGAGTCTTATTTTACATTGAAAGGATTGGTAAATAGTTTGTTCGATAAATACTTTTTCGAGAGTCAAGCATCAAGCATTCTTTCAGCAATGTGTATCAGTGCCTTAAATCCAGGTGAAAGTGATTACATTGTTAGAGATGACATTGAGTCTATTAATAACTTGATAAATCATGTTTATAACGACTATTCGTCAACATTAGATAGTTATCAAATTTCAATTTATGAAAACAATAGTTGGTCACCAAATTCTTTTATTCAGTCAAATTTAAGCACTCTAATAAATTTTACAGCTAATTCACTTTTTCAAATTTCTTTCGATGCAAGACAAGAAAGACTTTACGAGTTAAAAGAAGATAGTAACTTGATACTATTAACTCATAGGTTTGTTGGTTTAGATGCTGATGACGAAAATATAGAATCTTTTAGACGAATAAACAACATTAAGAACGACGAACTTTTTAGAGTAAAAAAAGGTAGAGTTATCAAATACTTTGTATAATGAAAATAAAAATAAATAATCAGTTTTACAACTTTTTCGATAATATCACAATCAATTACAAACTTGATTCAGTTGCTTCTTTATTTTCTTTTGACGCAAGATTCAACCCAGACAATGCGGCTCATAGATTAATATTTCAGCCATTAACGTATAATAAAGTAGAAATATTTGATAATAATGATAACTTAAAATTTACAGGAACATCGATAAACACTTCTTTGGGTAGTAATTCAAAAAGAGATCTTCAAAATATAAGCGGATACAGTAAAGGTGGAATTTTAGAAGATTGCACAATACCTTATTCAGCGTATCCTTTGGAGAATTTAAACGTTTCTTTGAAAGATATTAGTACAAGGCTTTTAAAAGAGTTTGGGTTAAATTTTATAATTGATTCTTCGGTTATGAACGAAATGAATCAAACTTATCCAAAAGCGGTTGCAGGTCCGGAAGAAACTGTAAAGGAGTTTATTTCAAAGTTAGCGGCGCAGCGGAATATCATACTGAGTCATGATGCAAAAGGTAACATTGTTTTTTTTAAGCCAAACGCCAACGCAAAAGCGAAAATATATTTCAGTGCTGAAAACACTACATCTATGAATTTATCAGTGAACGGACAATCAATGCACTCAACAATCAGTGTTATAAGACAACCTTCGAAAGATAATCCATCATTAACACCTGTAGACACAATAAACAATCATTTGTTAAAAACAAACAGGACGGTCGTTAAGGTACTTTCTTCTGGAAGCGAAACAGATACACAGAAGGCAGCCAATAACGCTCTTGCTGATGAATTAAAAAGCATTGTGGTCGATATTGAAATAAATAGATATGAAGATCTTAACTGCGGCGATATTGTTGAAGTACATAACCACGAAATATTCTTGTTTCATAAAATAAGATTAATGATCTCTGAAATAGTTATTACAGAAACAGTTTCAGAACAAAAAATGAGTTTAAAATTAATGCTTCCAGAAACCTTTACCGGTGATGAGCCAAAAAATATATTTTATGACTTTCAGCATAACCAAAGAAAACATCATTAAAAACGGACAACGTATTTTAAAAGTATTTGAATTCGGGGCTAAGACTGCCGAGGTTATATCGTCTTTTGGCGACGATTCAGCACCTTTAAAAGACTTTATTGCTTTATACAGTAAAACGTCTGAGAACGGAGATAATGTCATAATTGGCTACATAAATAAGCATCAATTATCTGAGCCTGGTGAAAAAAGAATTTTTAGTCTAAAAGAAGACGGATCTTTATCAATTGCTTTGCATTTAAAAAATGACGGAACCTGTGAATTTGGCGGAAATGCTGATAACCTTGTAAGATATGAAGCATTAAATAACGCTTTGCAGTTGGAAAAAGATTTAATCAATGCTGAGTTTTTAAAAATTGCAACGGCTATAAATGGATTGGCGCCTGGAGCATATACTCCGGCACCAATTTCGTTAAACATACTTCAAGCAAAAATAGAAGAAATTAAGACGCTTTAGTTTTTACTAAATCAGCTCTACATACGTTAAGCACTTTTAATACCGCATCAATTAAATCAGTTGGTTCTTTCTTGTATCCATCTTTTTCAAATCGCCATAATTTTGTATAAATAGACGATTCAGAAAGACCAGGCATCAAGTTTTGTTTATGTATCTGTTTTGATAATTGTCTTTTTGTTTTTGTCTTTTTTTGTGCAGGTTCTTCTTGAATTTTTTTTGCATCATTGATAATGATTGCATTGTCGACGTCTAAATAATTTATTGCCATTAGAATTTTATTGTTTTTGTTTTTACTTGTTTTACGAGCTCTTTAACCTCTTTTCTTGTCTTTCCTTTAAAGTTACCTTCATAACATGAAATCGCTTCATCTACGGTACAGCAAAGTCGCCAAATATTGCCCTCACGCTCCCAAACTTTAGCCCATTCAAGTTGTTTCATTATGCGGCTAACTTCGTGCCTTGATCCAGGCTGTTTTAATTCAGTAGCAACGTTGAATTTCTTGCTAAAAAACAAAAAATCAGCCACTCCAGGTATAATACCTATTGAACGAGCCTTGTACGCCTGTATTACATTGTTTCTTTCGTTTGAAATGTGAAACAGTTGACCTGACTTCTCCGGATATAGCTGACTAAATTTAATCGCTATATCCGATTGAAGTTTTTCTTCTCTTGCCATTAGAATGGTAAATCGTCATCTTCGTCAACTTCACCTTTTGATCCGGAAGTATCATTGCTTGAAGTTCCTTTGCTATCTTCAAAATCTTTGATGTTTCCAAGAATTGGTAGGTTGCGATATTCTTCTTTTTCCTTGTCACTTGCTTCCGACCATTTTTTACCTCCATTTTGAGAAATAAAACCGTTTTGTCCAAAATCATCTTGTGGCGATTTTGTAACGACATTTACAGCCATATAGACAGCTCCTTCTTTTCCTTCAACCAAGTGATTTTCTTTAATTGGAATAAAAAGACCTTTAATTTCTTTGCCTTTTTTATTCTTCTTTTTCATTACCACGTGAACGAGTTTTGTCAGTGCAATACTGCCTGAGAATTTTTTTTGTGTAAAATCACCTGCAGGCTTGCTCTTTTTTTCTTTTTCTGCTGGCTTACCTTTTTTCTCGCTTTTAGGTGCTTCCGCTTTGCTTTTTTCTGCTCCTTTGTCTTTTTTAGACTTTTTGTCTTCTTTTGCCATTGTACTGTTTTTAAATTAGTTATTGAATAAAGAGGGTTTTTAGGCCCGCTGTTTTTTTTAATTATCTGAAGGATTTTTAAGTTAAAACAGGATTATTGAATAACCCTGTTTTCTAAATACCATTCTGTTGCATTTTTATCGTTAACAACTTTGAATCTTCCGCTGTTAAATCTTCCGCAATTACCTCTATTAAATTTTGAAAGTTGTTTTAACATTATGTTTTTATCAGTAATGTTTGTTATAACCATTTGATTATCAAAGTGATTTACTACATATTGAAACTTGTCGTTTACTTTGTTTTCTCTTAAAAAATTGTTTGTTAAAGTTGCCATAATATTTTGTTTTTTGTTGTTTCTACTTCAGCAAATATAAGGCAACATTTTCATACCGCAAAACTTTTTGCAAAAAAAATGCAATTATTTTAAGAATACCTGTTTTGACAGTCTTTTATGACAAAATTTAGTCGACTATTTTTCCAGCTATATTGTTGAGCGTACTCTCTTATCGTTTGCTCTCCATTTCTTACCCATAACATACGATAGAGCCAATTTATATGATGTTTTTTAATTTCTCGATACTTTGTAAGCTCATCAAAATTCATGTCTTTAAATGCTTTGTTTTTTATCGATACACCTTGTTCGTCAACAATTTCAGAAAGAGATAATTCAATTTCTTTTCCTTTGTTTTTTTCTGGGTATTTAAAACCACAAAATGGACATAATTTATATGCCGCTAAAATTAAACGACCACAGCCCTCTTTTACTTTAGCGGCACCTTTGATTTTGTTAAATTTACTATCTTCACCACAAACTTTCATTGGCGGAACTCCTCCTCCTGGCTTAACTTCATCATGCCAAAGTCCCCAATTTCTATCAACATCATAAGGTCCGAAACGTGATTTATTTCCGCCAAAATCAAGTACAGTGAAGTGAGTTTTTGAACTTGGGTCATTTCTTAAAATCCTTGCCCCTCGACCAATCATTTGCAGATATAACACTAAAGACATGGTTGCTCGATAAAGAGCGATAACTTTTACGGTTGGATCATCAAAACCTGTTGTCGCGATATCAACATTAACAAGAACTCCGTCTTTACTTTGTTTAAACCATTTAAAAACCTCATCACGTTCACCGCTTAATTCATAAAAGTGCTTTTGATAAAGTTGGTATGATTTGAATTTTTCCTTAAATATTGCTTCGTTGGCTTGATTCCATTTTTTTGGTTCTTTTGGAACTGTTTTAGAACTACTAATAAATTTCGCGTTTATTCCCGCTTTTTTTAGCTCCTTAGCCGTTTTTATTGCGTGCTCTACATTACAGCAAAAGACCATCATTTTTTGTCCCTCACAGAGCTTTAAATAGTTTTTAACTAAACCTTTGTATAATTTAGCGTTGTCAAACTTCTTAAACATTGATGTTTCTGAATAATCACCTTTCATTTTATTTACAGAAACACCACTTAAATCAGGTGTGCCGCAATCGTAAATATCGCAATTTAAAAGATATCCTTTTTTAATAAGCCATTTAATTGGTTTTCCTTGTACGATTGTATTATACTGAACACCGAGTTGAGTCATTTTCCCTCCTCTTACAGGTGTAGCAGTAAAACCAATAACATATTTCTTATCTAAAAAATTATTATCAAAAACATGATTGAATTCTTGTTTATGAGCTTCGTCAATAATAATAAGACCAACTTCATTTTGAATAAAAGAACGCCAGACAGGATTATTCATTCTATTTCTCAAAGTTTGAGACATAGCGATATAAATGCTTTTGTTTTTATCAATAAATTTTGTACCCGCTTGAATATAAAAAGGGTCCATATCAAAACTCTCAATCGTTCCGCCTGCCTGAGCTAAAAGTTCAGTTCTGTCGGTTATAATTAATACCTTTTTATTTTTTAAAGATGTTTGTTTTGCTATGTATGAAAACATGACAGTTTTTCCAGAACCTGTTGCTGATTGACCAAGTACGTGCTTATTTCCTTTTTTAAATTCTTTTAATATTTGATCTACAAATTTCTTTTGATGCTTATATAATTGAATCATTTAGTCTTTCATTAAAATTTCACCATTTTCTAACAAAATCTCTCCATCTTTTAATTGTGACGCTTTAAAATCACCTGTCCAATTAACAAATAACCACAAGTTAAGTTCTTTAGCCATTTTTTCTAAAAGCTCTCTCGTCTTTTGGTCAATCGGCACATCATCAATCCAAAGGTATGGTAAGGTTTTGTTTTTTTGGCTCAATAAGTAGTTTTGAATTAACAAACAAATCATAGGCTTTTGCGTGCCACTATATGCTGAAATTTTGCGTAATTCCTTGTTCTTGTTATTAAAGTATTTTGGATCATAAGTTCCGTCATACATCAAATAAATGTTTTCATCTTCTTCAGCATTTTGATCAGTACAAATGTATAAACCTTCAACACCTGTATCAATTTCAGTTAATTTTAAAAAGTAATCCTTTTTAATATCATTGACTGTTTCGTTTGCATCGGCCCAATCATGGTATGAATTAACTGCAAGAGCTGTTTTATTGTAATTTTTAGCTGATTCAAGTTGTGCTTTTGCTTCTTCTAATTCAGCAATTAAATCGGTATTATCAATCTTTAATTCAGAATCTTCTAAATCTTTGTATGACTGTTTGATTTTTTTGTATTTTTTCAAAAGTTTAAAAACCTCCTGGTCTTCATTTTCAAAATCCTTAGGCTTTGAAACAATTTTTCCGTCTGACGCAAATGAAATTCCTTTTAATGTTTTTTGACCTTCGACTTTTGGCAAGTGGCTTAAAACAACTTTTAAAACTCTTTCATAATCATCAGCGTCATTGTAAAGGATTTTTACAGAATCTTTTATGTCTTGAATTGCTTTTTGTTTCTTTTTTAATAAATCATTAAATGCGTAAATCTTTGAGTTGATATCCCTTGCTTTAGAAACTAATTCACTTCCCTCTAATTTTAATTTGGTTAATTTCGCGTCCCTTGTTTGTTCAAGATTTGTTTGTGCAAGAGTTATTTTAGCGTCAATAGTATTAACTGTTTTTTGTAGTTGTTCAGTATCTTTTATTTTCCTTCTATCAGTAAAAATAATACCTTTTTTAGTCATGTCATCAGCAATTCCACCAACTTCTTTTCGTTTCATATCCATATGAGCTCTGTGATTTTTTGCCAACTCAATTTTATGAATAATGCTTTCGGTATATTTTGGGTGGTTTTTATTATAGATAACACCTTGTTCTTCAAGTTCTTTTTGGTACAACTCAAGTAAAATATTTCTTTGAGTTGTTGGATTTTCACTTGTTAATTCATCTAAACGCCAGGTTAATGCTGTTTGAAGTGATTTTAAATAACTTGCCGGAGTTGCTCTTTGTCCGTCAAGTACTACATCTTTAACTTTGTTTCCGTCTTTGTCTATACCATATAAAAAGTAATTCAAAGATCCTGTTTTTATATCAGTTCTACAACCAACAAATATTGACATATCTCCGTCAGATAATTGAGTTGTAATATCAATGTCACCATAAAGATTTTTGTCTGTTAAAACGCCACTTCCTTGCGTAGTTAGCCGCATTGCTCTATTAAGCGTAGTTTTTCCAGAACCAACTTCACCTTTAATAAGTGTTAATCTATTTTCTTCGTTAAATTCTAAATCAACAGCCTTCAATCCTCCAAAAGACTTTGCTACTGATAAACCTACGATTTTCACTTGTTTTTGCATGATTTTTTATTTTAAATAGACATTTAATTTTTCTTTGTTTTGCTTATAAAAATCAATTTGATTGTATAATATTTCTTTTAAATTTCCGGGTTTTTCTAAAAACTGATTAACAGTGCTTTCAGCGATGCAAATTCTTTTCAATAAAGCATTTTGATGAGTTTTTGATGCTTTTACTGTTTGAATTGAAATTGGACATTCTTTTAAAAACTCTTTATAAAGGTCAAAAATATCTCCGTCATAGTTTAGATATTTTTCAATGTTAATTGGCGGCTCAGCGACCACATAATACGCCGTATCAACTTGCCAAGCAATCATTTGTCCTTGCACTTGCCAAAAGTCCATACCTTTTTCGTCCATTGCATCAAAAGTTCTTTCATAATGACTGCTCCAAGATGTGCAGGCTTTCATTTCAACAGTTGCGATCGTTTTTTTAGTTTCTTTGTTAATAAAAATAGAATCACTTGAAACTCCGGCATTTGGCATGGTTGGAAATTGTTTGAAACCAACGCTTTTAATTTTACCTTCAACACCAAGTTCTTTTAACCTCTTTTTGGTTGCTTTTTGAATAAGCGGTTCGACTTTTGTGCCATATCTCATATCTTTCGTACCAATACCCATATCAACATATCTTCCCGTCTTACGCTCCATCGCGTTTTCGTAAATATATTTTAATGCAGTATTTCCAAGTTGAAAAATTTTGTCAACTTCATTCCAACTAATTCTAGCCCCTGATTGACCGCAAGACATCAAATTTTTTAACTGAGCACCTGTCCAACGCCCAAGTCTTTGCATTCGCCACTCATCAGTTCTTTGCAGTTCTTTGACAGGTTTTTCATCAACAATATCTAAAACAATTGATGATTTTTTTGGTTTTTTAAATCCCTTACTCATCTTTCTTTTTGTCTTTCTTTTTTGATAAATTATATCCGGCTGAAACTGCTCTTCCAAGGTTCCTACCAAATACATTTCCAAAAGTTGCAAGTGCGTTTCCTATTGCTGAAGTTCTGGCATTTGGAGCACAATATTCAAGAGAGTTTGTGATTTTTCCTTGAGGAAATTTATGTACTAAAGACCCACTTTTTGCGGCTATTGGTTTAGCTCCTGTTCCTGTAATAATTCGATGTTCAGCATTTGGATAACTTGGTAAAACAGATATTTTAACAGTACAAAGAATTTCATTTTCAATTTGTTTGTAATTTTCATCAACAACATCAAACTCATCAAAAATAATATCGGCCAAGGCTTGTTGGATTTGAATTGGAACATATTGTGAAGACTTTCCTCCTCCAAGAGTTCTTGACTTTACCCAACTATCATTTGGCGCCTGCTGTAACGCTTCTTTCCAGGCTTCTTTTGTTTTAAAATTATGCGTTTCCTTTGTTTTACTATCACTCATTATCAAATCTTTTTACAGGTATTAAAACTCTTTTTTTACTTATCCAAGCGGCAAATTCTTTTGTATCGGTATGTTCGTCAAGTATGTATGGGTCATTTTCAATTTCACCTTTTGAATCTTTTAGCCAATATGGAAGTCCAAATCGAAGTTTCCATTTTTTTTTACCTTTTTCAAGATATCTTTCTAATTCAAGGAAATTATCCTTTTCCGCCACCCTTAAATTTAGCGTTACCTTTATCAGGTTTTTTTGCTTTTTTTCCTTTTTCTTCTTTTTTGCCATAACCGAATTGATTCATTACTTTTTTAACGTCTTTTTTCGAATAGCCAACTCTACGATTATGCCCATTACAGCAAATCCAACAGCTCTCCTCTGTATGATGACCTGCAAATCCAGATTTCTCTGTTTTTCCTTGTTCGTTAATAATTGAGCACCACCAAGTATCATCGTAAAAAACCGGAATCTTTACAAACTCCGGTTTTTTTTTATATTTTATTGGATATTTCATTTATTGGTTTTTGAAAATTAATATCGTTACCATATTTAGAGCTAATTACTTCAACTCTATTATTATAAATAATAGTCGTGATTCCTAAATTCTTTTGATTATAACTTTGCATGATTTCTTATGAATTAAAATTAAAAATCAATGTTCCGTTAGCCCAATCAATTGTGGTAGTAGCTTGATTTAATCTTAAATCATTTTTTGCTTGATTTGCCACAGTAGGTGAATCGAATTTATAAGTGTTTTCAGAAATCTTTTTTGCTTGATAAAATTTTACAATTTGTTTAATTTGTCTTTTATCTTCTGTTAATAAATTTTTCATCTTTTTATGTTTTTTGTTGTTTCTACTCTGCGAATATAAGGCAACATTTTCATACCGCAAAACTTTTTGCAAAAAAAAATTAATATCTTATTCCATAGCTGTCAGCAATGTAAAAAAAACTTGATAAAGTAACTCGCTTCATATTTCTACAATTGTCAAATTTCCTGTCTGCGTCCTTAAATTTATATCCGTGATTGTATTTGCTTACTCTGTGGAAATAATCCCTACCGTGCTCGCCAAATGCATTGTAAAGTGCTCCGGCTATTTTAACCCAATCGCTATATTCCGAAGTGATATCAATTGCATTACCTTCAATTAAAGAAACAACCGCTTCAACTTTATCTAAATTTCCTTTTGTTGCAAGGTCAGAAATCTTTTTCTTTTTTGGCTTTTTAGGTTTTTTAGGTAGATTAAAAATTTTCGCATCGGGATTGTAATACGCATTTTCGTCAACACTAAAAAACCTTAACCTGGTGTAATCCTTGCAACTCTCATCAATTGTAATTCCGATATCTTTTAACTTTTCTTTAAAATATTCAAAATATTTAATCAAAGCCTTTTTTTCAGATATTTTAATTATAGCATAAACGCCTTTTTCGCTGATCGAAAAACCTACATAAACTGTTGAAGGGTGTTTCTTGAAAAAATTCTTTACAAGATTCATATCTGCTATTGGATTAGAATCCTTGTCTATATCGAGACATATTAGCTCGTTCTTTACTTTGATATTATCCAGATTTCTTATTCGCTTAAAAGTGGCTGAAATAGTCACACAAGGTATCTTAACTTTCATTCTTTTATCTTGTGTTTTTCGATACTTGTCTACCAGGCTTTTTAAATCACCTGGCGGACATATTGTATCTTTCAACCATTTATGTAAACTAAAGTCCTTTGGAACAGTATCTGAAACGTTTTTAAAATATGAAACTTTTGTTTTTTTCATTACTGCTGTAATAATACCGGAGCAATTAAACCTTTTCTTTTCTTTTCATTGATACAGAACATATTTTGTTGACCAATACCAAATTCAGCATTTTTTTCAAAAACACTTAAAACTTCAACCAATAACTTACTATTAAAACCAATAGTGAATTCTTTTTCTGTTTTAATTGGTAAATCTTCTTGAACTTTACTTGATGAATTCAGATTATCACAACTCAAATTAAGATTATCTTTGGTAAAAATAAGTTTTACTGTTTGAACTTTTTCTTTACTTGATAAAGTACTTACTCTTCGAATTGATGTTAATAATTTATCTTTATCAAGTTCTATTTTGGTAGCTGATTCTATTGTTTCAATAATTTTATTGAAAACTTGAACAGGAAAATTGCCTGCCTGCTGTATTGCCGAAACTTCTTTTTTACCAAATTTAAAGAAAATTGTATTTGAGTTATATTTTAACTGAATTAAATCTTCTTCTTCTTCCATTAAAGAATGAATAGCCGTAGAAGTTTTGCCGCTTATTAAAATGTGAGCCTCATCGCCACCACCTTTAATTGTTTCTTGAAACAATGAAATTCTGTTTGTTGATCGTATAATGATCTTTTTTCCTATTTCAATACTTAAGTTGCTCATAGGTTCTAAATCGTCATTTATGACGAATTTATTTGCTATTTTAAGAGTTTTTTTCAATGCTTTAGCACTTACTTCCGCTTTTAATTTTAACTTCTCGCCTTTTGCATCAGGAAACAGAGTGGCATCTTCTAAAGGAATTTCAAAGTCACCTTGAGCATGAATAATACTCATCATCTTTGAATCAACTTTGATTGTGATTTCTTGATTTTTAATTGTGCGAAGTGCAGCAAGTAACATTGAATAGTTAACACAAAAAGCCACTTCAACCTCGCTTTTTAAAATCTCTGAATTTTTACATCTAACTTCGTGATTATCTCCGGTAACTTGAATTTCTTTTTCAGTAATATCAATTTTTACGCATTGTAAAATTGGTACAATATGATTTGGGTTAATAACCGCTTGAAGTGGATCAAGTACGTTAATTAAGACGTCACTATTAATTTTGATTTTTTTCATTACTGATTTTTTTAGTGAATTTTACATTTAATTTAACACCCGGATTTTCAGCTAATCTTTTAAATTTTTTAGCCATTTTTAATCCTTGAGCCTCTGTTTTAAAAACAATTTCAACATCTATTGTTCCTAAAAAATCGCCCTTTTCTACTTTTTCGAATAAAACTTTGGCTTCTTTTGGCGACATCTTTTTTGTATCTCCGTTTTTTTGCATAATTGAGCCTTCTGCTTTTGGAAATTCTCTATGATTTTCGCTTGCTCTGTAAACTTGCTTATGAAGTTCGTTTGTTTCTTGATTTCCCATTATACACCTGTTTTTTGATTCCAAATTACTATATGAAGACGTTCTGAGTATCTTACGCAATGTTTAACGCAAAGTTCAGCGACCATTTGTCTTGTTACATTTAATTTTTCTTGAGTATCGCCAGCAGGCATTAAAACCACCTTGTCTTTTGAAAGGTATTTACCATAATCGATACTTATTTCAGTCATGTCAAATTCATCATCAACAACAAATTTAAAAATAGAACCGGTTAAGTTATTTAATCTTTCAATTACTGCGGGTTTAATTCTTCTTTGTTCTGTTTCACCGCTGTTTGCAAGTTTAGGAGAACAATTCCAATATTTCACAGCCATAATCATTTCTTTGTTTGGCATTATTGTCCCATTAGTTTCAACTTCAATAATTGGCTGAAACTCATACTTTTTGTAAAACCATTTAAGATATTCGACAATTGCAACTTGATGAAGTAATGGTTCGCCACCTGTAAAAATTAAATGAGCTCCATTAACAAGTTTATTAACTTCGTCTTCGCTAATCACTTGGTCAAAAGGTGTTTTCGTGCCTTTTTTCCATACTTCAATACTGTCACAGACCCAATTATCTGATTGACATAAAATATTACAACCTGAGAGCCTTACAAAAATAGAAGGAATTCCCATTGTTTGCCCTTCACCTTGTATGCTGTAAAATTTTTCTGAAACCACTAAACTATCTTTCATTTTCGAATGGATTTATTTGTGAATTAAATTGTTTTTTATTGAACTCGTTCCAATCAAAATCCAAAAGAGTTGCATATCTTTCGACATTTTCTAAATCAAGTCCGGTTCTGTTTGCAATTGTGTTTGATGTATATTCGTTTTTGTTTAGATATGAAATTACTTCAGCAATACCAAGATAATCAAGTCTTGATTGATGCACGTTAAGAGCAACTCTGTAAAACTCATATTCACCATGTTCAAGTTTTCCAAGATTGTAACAAAGAATTTTTTTCTCACCATTTCTTTTTAAAGACTTAAAATATTTGTTTCCATCAACGATTTTATAACAACCATTAACCTCACAAACTGTAATCGCCTTATATTGACCAAGTTTCTTTGTAATTGCATTAATTGAAATCATAACATTTTTATCAAGTTCAGTTACCACTTCAATACTCGATGTTATGATATTTTTAGTTTTTAATATTTCAAATCTTCCCATATAATACCTTTTTTAGACCACAGCTCTGTGATATATTCTTGTGTTTTTTTAGTTTCTAAGATTGCTTTTTCTAAACGTTGCCAATCATCATCATAACATTCAATAGACTTTACTTTAAATATATCTTCTCTTTCATTAAAAGCCATAATAGGTCGAGTATATCTTCCAAAAATAACAGTACTTAAAGGTGAAGTTGAATCGACGCTAAAAAAAGGATATTTTTCCATTAAACCTAACTTTGTCATCGCAAAACCATGAAGTTTTACTTTATCTTTAGTTAGGTTAAAAATATCATCCAAATAAGGTGTTGAATCGTTACCTATTCCAATGTATTCATGTCCATCATTAATCCATTTTTTTAAAGTTTTAAAATCACCATTATCTAACATAGGATGATAGACTCTAATCATTTTACCCTTGATGCCTATTTTTTGCACTTCGTCATAAAATTCATCAATTACTTTTCTGTCAAGACAACCGTAAACATCAAACTCAACCCAGACCACTTTTTTATCCTTGTGCAACTTAATGAAATCAAGGTAGCTAATAAGAAATTCGTCGGCTGGTTTTAGTTTACTCGTTCTCTTCATACCTGTTGGCGTGATGTTCTCTTTGTTCCAACTGTGAGCACCACTGTCAACCATTAAGAAATTTTCGTCGTTCCAATTTTCAATCAACTTTTTTTCATTCAACATTGAATAAAGTTTGCAAAGTTTATTTTCAATGACGACTCTACTGCAATTTCTTGTGTCGCTTCCGGCTATAATTATCTTCAATTATTAATAAATTTAATGATTTCCTTTGCGTTATGATTCCATCTTTCAGTATAGATATCTTTGACTTGAGCAAAATTAATATCGTCAATATGGTCAAATAAAGCATCTTTTCTCACCATTTCAGGATAACATGATCTATTTGGTACAGCAATAAGACAATTGAAGTGAATTGCTTCTTGAAGAGTATATCCAAAAGTTTCTTGATATGCAGTACTTAAATAATATTTTGCCCTTGCTAAAACTTCATAATATTGTTTTTTAGTCAAATTATAAAGATAAGTGACGTTTTCAGGTAAATCAATATCTACTTTGTTTCCGCTTGATGTAATTACAATTTTTTTATCGGTTTTATTTGCAAACTCTAAAAATTCTTCAATACCTTTTTCACTCGAAAGTCTGTGAGGAAAAACAACAAAATCTTCCTTAATTACTTCTTCATTAAAAATACTTCTAACATAATCTCTGTCCCAGATATAACCTGTTACGTGAATTTTTTTATAATCGATATTAAAGTGATTTAATATATTGTTTTTATGGTAAAAGCTACCAACAAAAATACCGTCACATACATCATGATAACCTTTTTCGCAAACATCTGCCCATTTACCAAGTTTTTGAACAAAGTCGTTTTTATCTGCACGTCCGGCATAATTAAAACCAAAAATCTGAACTTTTATGTCTTGTAATTCAGCCATATATTTTATCGACTCTAGACCCGGAAAGAACATATCAGCAATAAGAAAAACATCACCATCTAAAATTTCTTTTTTGTAAAACATTTCAGCAATCATCTGCAGTTGTTTTGTCTTGTAGATAATTGTTTTGTTTACATCTAAAAACTGACCACTTTCAATCACTTCAGGGTAATTAAATTCAGGAGCTATAACAATTGAAATATCATCTATTTCAAAAGCCTTGTTCATCATTTTTGAATACCTTTGCTCAATGTTTTCAAGAGGTACATAAATAATTCTTTTTTTCATTATCTGTCTTTTTTATGTTCTTTTTTACCCTCATAATCTCCAACCACCAAGGCGTGCTTAAATCTAAATCCTTGACAAGTTTTACAGGCATCAATTCCTTTACCAGCAATAGCATCAGCATCAAAATCAAAAATAGTTCCAAAAGGTTCTTCTGTGTTAAAATCTTGACAACATCTAACAATTCTGCCATCCCATTGTACTTGAACCCAATTATCTTCAATGTAAGAACAGTTTGTAGGTGTGTTTTTTGATTCACCAACACGACTTGCCCAATCGTAAAGTTCTTTTTTCTCTTGAAATTCTTTTGGTTCACTATCAACCACAATATGTTCGATTTTAAAATCAGGTCTTTCAATAACTTTACCTTCAGGCCATTCAAAATAATCGCTCGCAACTACCAATCTGGTAAGACCTGCTTCGTAAAGATTGTCATACATTTTTTGCGTGACCATTTTGCCGTTGCTGTTCAAAAGTGTTTTAATACCTGCATCAGTAAACATTTTAACGATTTGAATAATTTGCGGATGCATTAAAGGCTCACCAAGTCCGTTTATTGAAATAGTGTCAGCCGCTTGCATTTTAATGATTTGAGCAACTGTTTCAAGGGTCACGTGACCTTTTGGTCTGTTATGTAGTTCAGGATTAGGATGTGGACAAAACCAACATTTTGCGTTACAATGGTTAGTGGTTTCCATTGCAAAAATTTTAATTTTTTTCATATTTTTAAAGTAGCACTTCGGCGCCGTTCTCGTTATCTTCTAAAACTTTACAATAATTAAGATTAAATTCTTTAAGTAGGTCTTTAGCAATTTCCTCACAACTCATTCTTCCAAAATTACAACCCTCAGCACCTTTATAACCTACTCCAAATTGCTCTAATAAGTAAAATCGAATTCTTCTTTTTAGTTGAATGATTTCAATTTGTCTATCATCGTGATAAACTTCTTTTTTGCATTCAATGTGAAAAATGTGTCTGTGAGGATGTTTTAAAAATTCAACCTCTTTTATTGGACATTCAGGCCAAGAGTGCATTCCCTCAACCTGTAATGTTATTATGATATTAGTCTTCATTTTTAGAGTTTTTTACTTTTAAAGACTTTTGTTTTTCAAGTGCTTTTTCAACTCTTTTAGGATCCTCTTTTGCGGCTTTAATTGCGTTGTAAACATGACCTTTTGACCAATCGTTATGCAACTCTAAAATCTTCTTTTGGTCAAAACCTTTAGAGTGGTAAACGTAAATTTCCTCACTTCTTGAAAGTTCTTTTACTTTTACAGTTTTGTCCGCTTTTACAGTTTTATCTGCTTTTACAGTTTTATCCGCTTTTACAGTTTTATCCGCTTTTACAGTTTTATCCGCTTTTACAGTTTTATCTGCTTTTACAGTTTTATCCGCTTTTACAGTTTTATCCGCTTTTACAGTTTTATCCGCTTTTACAGTTTTATCCGCTTTTACAGTTTTATCTGCTTTTACAGTTTCTTTTTCTTCTGCAGGCTGTGATTCGGTTTTAGGAAAATATCTTTCCATTAAAACACTAACTTTAAAAGTCTTTCTATTTCCATCAACCGTTAATCTAACTGAACCGGCCTGTTCAGTCACTTTTGTTTTTGAAATTGAATTGATAATTTCTCCTTCACTTGTAATGAAATACATTGGAGCTTCTGCTAATTTTTTTTCTACTTTGCTCATGATTTTGATTATTATTTGTTTTTATTAATTACTTTGCCGCACAAAGGATAAATTCTTGTGTAATACTTTGTACCCGCTTTTATTTTTCTGTTTTTAAAAACTATGTCAAATTCAGCCACGTGATGCGTTGTGCTTTCATAACCTATTTTACCACTTTCGTTTGTTTCAACGTTTTTTGTACCAATAAATTTTCCGTCAACAATGTACTCAACAAAAAATCCAATGTTTTCAAATTTTGTTGTCGAATAATCTAAATCGATTGCTTTTACTTTAGGTTCCATCTTTATTCTGTTATTTGTTATATCTACAGAGCAAAAATATGGTAATAAATTCATTCTACAAAACATTTTGCAAAAAATTTTAATTTTTTTTACCAAGAATAAATTCCTGAGTTTTTATCATTTTCAAAAACTTCAACTTTACTGACCATAATCCTGCCGCCTTCAGTTTTTTCAAATACATCTGTAAATTTATCAAAGATTAATTTGGCTAATGATTCAGCACCCATTTTATCCATAATGCGTAACGAACACAAACCAAGTTCTTCAAGCACTTTAAATGACTCTAACTGTGGATCGTCTTTTTCAACTAACAATGTATGGTCAAACATATAATTTAACCAATCTTTTAACCCATTGCGGCTAAAAAGACCAAAGTCAACAATCCAATTCATTTCGTCTAACATTTTGTCAGTTTCGCATTCTTTTGACTCAAACCAAACTTTAATTTTAAAAGCATAACCGTGAAGCAATTGACAATGACTATGTTGAGCCTTGTGCTGTCTTAATGCGACAGAAAAATTGTCAAAGATTTTAGTTGATTGATAATTTGCCATTTTATTTTGTATTTAAGAATTCGTTTCTAACTGAATCATCTTTAAATGCTCCGCCAAGTTTTCTTGTGGTAGTAAAACAGTTTTTATCTTCAATTCCTCTTGCTTTTACACAATGATGAACGGCTCTAATTTCAACAGCGACATTATCTGTTTCTAAAATAAAACAAAGGGCGGCTTGAATTTGTAAAGTAAGTCTTTCTTGAATTTGTGGCCTTTTACTAAAAAATCTTACAATTCTATTGAGTTTTGAAAGTCCTAAAACTTTGTCTTTTGGAATATAAGCTACTTTGGCAATTCCTTCAATATTTTGGAAATGGTGCTCGCAAACACTACTCACATCAATACCGCCTTCAATCACCATTTCATCGGCTTTAAACTTATTATGGACGTTTGTGCATTTTGGAAAGTTTGAGTAATCAAGACCTTCAAAAATTTCATGAGTAAACATTTTTGCAATTCTTGACGGTGTATCTTGTAAACTGTCATCAGTTAAGTCAAGTCCAAGAGCATTCATAATTGCATGAAACGAATTATTAATAATTTCAGATTGATCGTTTTTATTGTATCTATCCATAATGAATGGAGTTTCAATACCAAGTTCATTTAAGTGTTTATGAACTTCTAATCCTAAATTTTTGTCAGTACTCATTTTTTTAGTTTTTTTTATTTGATAATAATTTTTGAATTATAAGAAATTCGCTTTCGCTTTTTTCAAGTCTTTGTTCCATTTCGTCTAAAAATTCACTTTCAATTTCTTTGAAAAATGTGATTGACTGATTTGTTGTTTTTTCATTTAGTAGCAGTGATAAAATAACTCCTTTTTGGAATTCAGCCTCTTTCTGCTTATCGCTTCTTTCTGCCTTAATGTTTATTAAAAGCAAACATCTTGCAATAAAATTAAATAGATTCTTCATCTTCTTCTAAAGTTAAATTATATTTTTCAATAAGTTTTTCGCAATGCAGTTTAAATCCATTAAATGTCTTGTATGAAAAAAATTCACCATTAAACATTCCTTGAAATGGGTATTGCCAATTATTTTTATTATTAGCTTTAAACCAAATTTCTAAAGCATCTTCTTCAGTGCTAAAAGTAAAAGACTTTCCGTCTTTTAAATCTTGAGATGTAATATTAAATTTTGACATTTTTTATAAATTATGAGTCGATTCGATATCTTGGATTATTTTTAATTCAAAACCACATCTTAACATAAAGGTTCTAATGTGTAATAATCTTCTTTCAATGAATTCTTGATTTGGAGATTTTTCGTCAATTGCTTTTCTTGTAATAAGACATAAATTTTCAAATTCTTCTAACATTTTAGTTTCCATGATATTTTGTTTTTTGTTGTTTCTACTCTGCGAATATATGGTAACTAAATTAAACCGCAAAACATTTTACAAAAAATTTTATCTTTTTTTTTCAATCTCTTTAAAATATCGGTTAATCGCTCTGTGAATCAAATGTTCTCCAATCAATAACTCTTTAGAAATTAAAGGTACTCTGTTGTCCTTATTGCTTAAATAGTAATTAATAATTCTTACATATTCTTCATCGCTTAATCTTTCTGCTTTTTTGTTAGAACGGCAAGTCGTCGTCTTCTTCATTTATTTTTCCTTTTCCTCCGTGTGCCATTGGCGATGGACTTTCGACAGGTGCGTCAACACCATTATAGTCAACCCAATACCTTTGAATACCACCTTTCATTTGTTTGTAAAGTGAGTGTTTTGCTAATGCTTTACCCATATTGATATTTCCCATCTTTGAAGAGAATGCGGGTACGTTATAAAGTATTTTTTGTATTACCTCACTACCTGAAAGCATTTCACCTTTTCCTTTCACGGAATTGCAACTAAAATATCTCAAAAACAATTCTTCTTCAAGACTAACTGTTCTAAATCTTTCGTTCTGATTATTAATCTCTTTAATTTCATCAATATCAAACCAATAACGATAACCTTCTTTCCATAGCTTGTAAGCCTGCGACCAAATATCATCAGGATTAATATCGTGCTGATAATCAATCTTATTAACTTTAAAAACTAACCAACGTCTATTTCCTGTAATATCAGATAAGAATTTATCGTCATTTACAGAGCCAAGGAAGCTCGCTCTTCGAACAAAATTTGTTTTATATCTTCCGTATGCCGCACGCACTGAGATTCGCTGACGTGTGATATATGACTTAATAGCTGATATGTCATTGCTTCTTAAAGTTTCTAACTCATCTAAATGTATAAACCAATACTGACTTAAATAAATTGTATGGTCTTTATTTTTAGTATCAATATTTCCTTCGTATAAATATTCACTCTGAAAGTGCTTCGGTAATAAAGAACGCATCCATCTGGTTTTTCCAATACCTTGTCCAGATTGAAAAACAAGACAAACATCATTAACGCTGTCAGGCTTTAATAGGCAGTCAATACAGCCTACAAAGTATCTTACTAATGTATTATGAAAGTGTTTTGAATTTTCTGTCTCTACGGTCTTTGAAATCTTTTTTATGTGGTCTTTTTTACCATCCCATTCTTTTAAATTTTCAAAATACTCTTCAAAAGGATTATAATCAGGACTAAAATCGGGGCTTTCAATAAAAATATTTACTTTATCGGAAGGAACGTCAATATGCTCTGCCATAAGCTCTAACAAGATAGCATTCTTATATCTATCATCATATTTTTTCCATTTCGATTTCTTTTTGTTTTTTCTAAACTCATAAAAGTTTGTCACAACATTAAATCTGAAAATATATTTTGATGAAATATAGTTGAAAGCATTACTATTCTTTCCATTGTATTTCATTTCTAACCTTTAATTAAAACGATGTTTCTTTTTCTAACTTCCGCATGAATAACATTCTTGACTAAAATTCTTTGAGTTGCATTTAATGAGCTTTCTTTTTGCATGATTAAATTATACTCTTTTAAATATTGTCCAAGTGTTCTAAAAGGTACAGTTACTCTTTTTGTTAAAGGTAGTGGTTGAGTAAATATAAAAAAAGCATTCCATTCTTCATCGCTTGCAAAATCTTCTCGAGTAATTGGTTTTGGTCGTTGTCTTTCTTTTTCTAATTGCTCTTTTATTGCTTTAGAAAGAGATTTCTTATCCTTACTTGATAAAGTACCTATTGGTTGACTATTGTTAGCAACCGTGCCTATTATTTTTTTTGCCATGACTTTATATTTTTAAGAAAAAAGCAAAAGAGCGGGCTGTAGATACAACAACAAAATGATGAAATAGTGAAGTGTTCCCGCTCTTGATATGCTTTTATGGTTTTTAGTGTTGTCTTTTGCTTTCATCTATCTCGTATCTACTCTGCGAAATAAAGCAAAACATTTCACATCTACAAATTATTTGTCTTTTTTGTTTTTCTTTTTCTTTTTGTCTTTTTTGCCGATTTCAGCAAAAGCGTCGTTTTCTTTGGACTTTTTATCTTTCTTCTTGTCCTTCTTTTTGTCTTTTTTAACTTCTTCAGCAACTTCATTTTCAACTTCTTCTTCTTCTTTTGGTAAGTTGTCTTTGATTAGTTTCAAGATACGTTTCACAATTTCCTTTTCATCAGCATCTGAAGTAATGATCGGCATTTCGTGTTTATTAATAAACTTAATCAATTTTGATTGACTCATACTTTGTAAATGTTCGTCAAGCTCTGCAATGCTTTCAAATCCATCAACTGCGGCTATTAATAATCCTACATTTACAGCAGGTTTTCCAAAAGCCTCTTCAGGCTCTATTTTTGGAAGCTCTTTTTCCTCGGCAATCACAACTTCTTCAGCATCGTTTTCCTTTGCTTTTTTGTCCTTCTTTTTGTCTTTTTTCTTGTCCTTTTTAGTTGGTTCAGGCTCACTACTTGTATCAGCAGTATTGCCTTTTTCATCAACAACTTCCTCATCTTCAACAGTTAAGGATTGAGCGTAATTCATCATATCACTAACAACAGCTCTAATAAAATAAGCTCTGCCTTTATTTGTTGATTTAACTTCTTTTGCATTGGTTAAAAGTGATTTACCAAAAGTTCTTGTTTTAATTTCAAAATCTGGATTGATAGCCAAAATCGCTTCTTCAATTTCTTTTGCAATCATCCAACTTCCTTTTATATCTCCAGGTTCAGCAAATACCACGTGATTTCTAACGTAAATATCTTCGTCGTTGTTTGGTTTTGATTTTAATTCAATCATTTTTTTGTTTACTGCAATAGCAAACTCAGCCACAACTTTTGGTTCTTGCAATGCCATAATCACTGCTCTTTGAAAATTTTCCATTCGTTTTTTAAATTTAATTATTTTATGCTTACTTAAAGGCGTCAGCTATCCTGTTATTTTGTAAACTAAATCAGCTATAAAAAAAGCTCTTTGTGATGGTTTTAGTTTTTTATAAAAATCAGCTATTTCTTTAATTTCTAAATCTAATTTTGTTGATTGTTTTATTGAATTCCTTATAATTGTTTCAATTCTTTTGTTTTCAAATTCCCAATCATTAATTTCAGAAAAATGCAACGAAGTTGATTTTAGAATCCCATCAATAGAAATTAAATGAGTCGGTATTGATGATTTTTTATAAGAAATCATAGTACCTGTTATTTCGCAAAAATAAACCGAACCTATCGTTCCTTTAATAAATATCTTTTTAGAAAAAGTCCAAAGCTCACCAAGTGTATTATCATCATTAATTAAATAATATCTATGTTTAACTTTTTCGGAGTAATCTAAAATTTTTCCGGCGTAAATTATTTTATTGTTCATGATTTATTTATTTTGCGATATAAATTGTGTTATGGCGTATTTCTACGTCTTTGAGGTTTTTTTTAATATTAGATTCAATTGAATTTTGTTTTGGTTCATTTTCTGTTTTAACAGCGTAATGAATTTGACAACCAGCTACAATTACATGATTCTCTTCTGTACCTACTTTAGCATACCAATTAGTGGCTCTTGTATTGGTTTTAATTCCTAAAAAAGAATCTTCAACAATAGTTACCTCTCCCCAAACTGCTCTATACTGAAATCCGTTTGGTCCAAAAAACCAATTATCAGTGGTTATTAAATATTTACCTTTCATAATTTATTTGTTCACTTTTTCATTAGTCAAATATTTATCTCGTTTCAATTGCAACTTTTGATTGACTAATCGGTTAATTTTCTTTTTACTAAACAACATCTCGGCTTGACGCATCATAATTTTCATATCAGCTAATTCGCCATAGACATCATTTAAACGTTTCTTTTTATCAGTCTTTGTTGGACATTTAAGTTGGTGCAAGGCAAGAGCTAATTCTTGAGCTTCTTCCTGTATCTTGTCAACAGCCGCATCTGTGCCCATTAAACGAATCATCTTCTTGATTGTCTTAAGATTTTCCTGTCTCATTTTTGTTCTGTTGTGTTAATAACAATAACCAAAGCTCTAAGATTTTTATAATCTTTTCAAGTACTATTAAAACAGTAATCGAAGAAAAGAAACTTGCTAAAGGATATTCGTTGAATAATAAAATTAAATCCTTCATTAGCTTTTCTTTTTTATTATATGGACACTAATCCAACAAACTAAACAACCACAAAATAAGATGTAGTGGTACTGTATCATTACAATTGGAATATCATCAATTACACATGAAACTAAAATTAAACATAAAAGTGATACCAATAAAATCACAGTAGTCAGTATTTTACAAAAATTCTTCATATTATAAGTAGGTTAAAATATACACGATGGCACTGATTAATATTCCAAATGAAACTCCAAGTAAAAACCAATCAAAAGGTTTCATTATATCGTCATTAAGTAATTTTTTCATAGATCTAAATTAAATGTTTGTCTTAATTTTTTTAGCGTTGGATTGATCTTTAAAAAGCGTCTATACTTTTCCTTTGGCGTTAGCTTTTTGCGTTTTTTTTTCATTACAACTGAATGTGAGTGTAAGAACATTTTAATTCGTTTGCACAATTTTCAAGAGTACGTCTTAAAATGTAATTGGCGGACGTTGCTGTAACAACAATAGTTTCTTTAAAATCTTTTTCGTGCCAAATTTCACGTAAAATTATACCATTTGCGATACCGTTCGCTTCAATCTCTTTTGCGTTACGCATTAAACGAACTAACTTTGTTTTTCCGCTACCTTGCGGACCTGTAATTAAAAGTAAATTATTCATAATATTATTTTTTTCTTGTTAAAACACCTATAATAAAACCTATCAAAAAGCCTATTAATATTCCAAAAAATGCACTCATTATTCTTTAAAGGTTTTTAAATGGTTAACTAAATCTTCGACAGGGCTTTTATATCTCAAGTAACGTTGACCATTTTGGTAGAACATAAATTCCGGCTCCTTAACATTTAAAGCATCACACAATTCAACATTTTTTTCAATTTCAATCTTAACTACTTCAATTCTCTTTTCTTCAAGCACTTCAATTAATTCAACGCTCAACTCTTTTCCGTCTTTTACAAAACAAAGCATCACCTTGTCTTTACTGATAATTTCTCCAAATCTCGAAAACTGTCCCATAACACCTAATTTGATTGTACACCTAATAACTCGTTAAACAACATCATTACATTTCCAGGTCCTGTAATTTCAAAAACCTTAGATTGAAGCGTTTCAATTTGCTGTCTTGAATAAACCTCTTCAAGAGCATTGGCCCATTCAGGTTCTAATAGCTCTTTTTTTACTGCCTGATGCTCTCTTACATTGTAAGTTATAATTCTTTCGTAGACATGATCGTTTAAATCCTTTCCGCTTAATTCTTCCGGAGCATTAGTGTAATGTTTTAATTGAGTTATTAACTCACTCCAGGTTGCTAAATTCTTTTTATACTTTACTCCTGTAATGAATTGTAAAATAGCAACTCTAACTGATTTACTATACTTACCTTTCAGGCTTTCTAAATCCCCTTCGCTTCTAAGGATTATTTGTCTTAAATGTTCGTAATTTGGTAACATATTATATCTGTGTTAAATTAAATAATTGATTGTATAATAGTTTTAATGGTTTTACCGATGTAGCAAGCGTCACAACGACATTTAAACCTACTTGCAATGTAGTTGGTCTAAAGTTTGCTAAAAGACTCTTATTGATCTCTTTTAGTGCTTCAATGTTTGGTATTTCCATTAAGCAAGTTCTATCAAAAATTGCTAATCTTTGCGGCAATGCGTTAAACACTTTATTTGCAACTTCTTTATCCTCAAAATACAAACTACCTGGAGGGTAATCAACATTCACTCTAATAAGCGTAATTTCAGGCTGAGTAAAGCCAAGCATCGTTTTAAATAAAACCCAATAAACATCACCTATCTTTATTGGTTTTTTTGTGTCAATAGTTTGTTTCATTACAATTTTATATTTTGAAGTTTTGTTAAACTTAAATAACACCCATCAGTCACACTCCAAATCATTGGTAAATTTAGATCGTTTTGGTAAAGTACAATTCTACCCTGTTCGTTAAGTTCATTAAAACGTTCTAAAGTTATAAAACCTAACTTTTGATTTCCGTTGCTGATTAGATGAATTGGCTTTTCCATCTTATTCGTTGATTGAATGTTTGTAAACGATAATCTCTTTTTCTTTATTTACATCGTAAAGTCTCATTAAAACTATCCCGTCTAAATGTTTAGAGATAAAATCTTTCATCTCATCTACAGTTTCAAATCTGGCTTTCAAAAAAACAGTCTTCCAAATACAATTAAAATTACCGTCTTCTGAAATATCATTTTTAACCACTCTAAAGCCAACACCTATTTCAAGTCTTTCTGTTCTATCGTGGATAGATTTATGTAAAATTGTTCCAACATTAGAACCGTTAATAATTACATCATAAGATGGATTATATGTCCAAGCCCATTTTCCTGATGGTTTGTTTGTTTTAAATCTAACAGTATTTTTCATAATTAATACATCATTAAATTAACTCCGTGAGCATTACAAAACTCAATCGCAACTTTCTTAATTGATTGAATTTCGTCACTTTCATCTTCCCAACAGATTTCACTACTTTGGAATTTATAGTTATAATTCAAATATCCATCTTGGTTTTCATCAAAGCATAAAACACCAATTAATTCGCTGTTTGGTAAATTAATTGTTTCAACGTGACCTTTTAAGTCTTCATTGATTACCCATTCCTTTACTGTGATGGTTTTAGCACGAGTAGAATCGTGTCTATTCAGCCAAAATACATTAGTAGCAAATGAGTGAAAAACTTGGTAATTAATTCCGTCAATCACAGTATTATAAAAGTTTCCGTCTTCTCTCTCAAAAAATAATTCACCTAATTTAATTGTCTTACCTGTCATTGCTGATGTCTTAGACATTGTGTTTACATTAGTGACAGCGTCTACGATAGTGATTTCTTTGTTTGCTAAATTTTTCATCTTAAAAGTGTTTTTGTTATATCTACTCAGCAAAAGTAAGGCAACAGAATCAATCTGCAAAACATTTTACAACTTTTTTTCGCATTTTTTTTACTTTGTGATATCGTTATATTAAAAAAGCCTGTAAATATCACGTCTGACGCCTGAAAACTTTTTTTGTGATATTGTGACGTTAAAAACGCTTTTGTTATATAACTGTTTTAAAAACACGTCAAATCCGCAATTCTACAATTCATTGACCTAACAGCGTTTTTTTTGTTATATCGTTAAATAGAACATAGGTTCGTTTAGCCTATCTCGGTTTGCCAGACCCCGTAAATAAAGGGCTAAGAGCGTGAAAAGGAGATGAGTGTAGGTAGAAGTAGATAGATCTTAAATCCTCCACTGAACCTGAGACCCTATATATACAGGACCTGAGACCGTGATGTAGTAGATAATGTAGATAGAACACGGGTTAAACTCTATTATATATATACTCCATAGAATTCCACTCCTATCTACACTGATTTGAAACGAACCCTCATAAACACAGGATCTAAGCCTACGTAGATGACTAATTATATATCTACACTCATCTACAACATCTCATTGATACATAGATAGTTAGCTTATTACATACATCTACACTCATCTACACTGATCTATATATTAATAGTTAGATCGTTACATAGATCAGGTCTTTACATATAACATAGATTATTCATTAGTGAGATGCAAGAGTAATACGATCTCGATGCGTGATGTAGTGACCAATACAATGCTTTTCTATTTAGTTACTTTGCTCGATTCCTTGTTCCAATGCATCTTTCT